AATGAGTTAATTGAAGTACAATCATTTTTAGAAAGACTAAGATAATATGGCAAGTAACAAATTAGAAGTAGCAGATTTTGATTTTGACGTTGTCAAAGCCAATTTAAAAACATTTTTACAAAGCCAATCAGAATTTCAAGATTATAATTTTGAAGGTTCTGGTTTTGCCATACTTTTAGACGTATTAGCTTATAATACACATTATCTAGGCTTCAATGCTAATATGTTAGCGAATGAAATGTACTTAGACAGCGCTGACATAAGAAAAAATATTGTGTCAATTGCTAAAATGTTAAATTATACACCATCTTCTGCAAGAGCACCTTATGCTGAAATTAGTATAGAAGTAAATGATGCTACAGGTTCATCTTTAACTTTACCAAAAGGCTCAGTTTTTACAACAACGGTAAACGGAACACCTTTTCAATATATAACAAATGAAAATTATGTAATTACTCCTGTAAACGGCGTTTATAATTTTCCAAGTGTAGAAATTTACGAAGGCACTCTTGTAACTTATAGATATACGGTTGATATAAACGATACAGACCAAAAATTTATAATTCAAAGTGATTCTTGTGATACAACTACATTAAAAGTATCTGTACAAAATAGTTCTAACGACACAACAACAAATATCTACTCTTTAGCAGGTGGATATAACAATGTAACGGATATTTCAAAAGTTTATTTCTTACAAGAGTCAGATGATGGTAAATTTGAAGTTTATTTTGGTGATAATGTTGTAGGTAAAAAATTAGAAGATGGAAATATAATAATATTAGAATATATTGTTACAAATAGAGATGAATCAAACGGCGCTTCTACATTTTCTATTGCATCAACAATCGGTGGATTTTCAGATATTTCAATTATAACAAAATCTGTATCACAAGGTGGTTCGCCAGCTGAAACAAAAGAGTCAATTCGTTTTAACGCACCATTAAATTATGCGGCTCAAAATCGTGCAGTTACAACTTCTGATTATGAAACTTTAGTTAAATCAATTTATCCTAATGCACAATCAGTCAGTGCTTGGGGAGGCGAAGATGATGAAAGTCCTGCTTATGGTACTGTAAAAATTGCAATCAAAGCGGCCAGCGGTTCAACACTTACAACTGCCACAAAACAAAATATAATTCAAAGTTTAAAACCATATAACGTAGCTTCGTTAAGGCCGGTGATTGTAGATCCTGAAACAACATCTATTTTACTTACATCTTTTGTTAAATACGATTCAAGATTAACTACAAAAACTTCAGATACATTAAAATCTAATATTGTGGATCGTATAACAACTTTTAATGATAATACTTTACAAAAATTTGATGGTATTTTTAGATATTCAAAATTATTAAGATTAATAGATGACACAGATACAAGTATTGTATCAAATATTACAACATTAAAAATTAGAAAAAGTTTTAAACCTACATTAAATCAATCAACAAGATATGATATATATTTTAGAAATAAATTATATAATCCTGTCGATGGATATAATGCTGTTGCAGGAGGTATATTACAATCAACAGGTTTTAAAATTTCAGGTGATACAACAAATATATATTTTTTAGATGATGACGGAGAAGGTAATGTAAGAAGATATAGATTCTCAGGTGGTGTTAGATCTTATGCTACAACTTTTCAAGGCTCAATAAATTATACGACAGGACAAATTACTTTAAATTCTTTAAATATTACAACAGTACAAGATATAAGAGGCGAAGCATCAACCGTTATTGAATTAACTGTTAAACCAAATTCTAATGATATAATTCCAGTAAGAGATCAAATTGTAGAAATAGATGTTGCAAATTCAATTTTTACGGTTGATGTGGATGATTTCATAGGCGGTGGAGCAGATGCAGGAGTAGGATACACAGCAGCTACAAGTTACTAAATTCTATGGCAAATTTTAAAGAAAAGATTTCTAATCTCATAGAATCACAAGTTCCAGATTTTGTTCTTTCAGACCATCCTAAATTTTTACAATTTTTAAAAACATATTATACTTTTATGGAGGCTGCCGAATTATCGGTAACTTCTGTTGAAACAACTGACGGTATAACTTTAGAAACAGAAACAAACCAAGAAAACGAATTATTATTAGATGGTACTCGTATTGATTCAGACAGAACAGTAATAGACTCAGAAGATAAAATATTATTAGAAAGTTCAACTTTTGGTAAATTTACAAGAGGTGAATTAATACAAGGTCAATCATCAAAAGCTATAACAACTGTTTTAACAGAAGATTTAGATAATAATAGATTATTCATTGTAGCACAAGACAAGTTTATACTAGGCGAAACAGTTTTAGGTTTATCTTCTAATGCAAGCGCTGTAGTAAATAATTACAAACCTAATCCAGTAAATAATATACAAGAGTTATTAAATTTTAGAGATCCTGATAAAGTTATATCAAATTTTTTAACAAACTTTAGAAAAGAATTTTTAGCAACGCTACCTGAAAGTTTAGATACAAATGTCAATAAAAGAAATCTAATAAAAAATATAAAATCAATTTATCAATCTAAAGGTACAATTGCAGGTCATAAATTGTTTTTTAAATTATTATTTAACGAAACTTCAGATACATTTTATCCTAGAGAACAACTTTTAAGAACCTCAGATGGTAAATTTTCAACTGAAAAAATTATTAGAGCAATAAATGTTAATGGTAGGATTGCAAGTTTAATAGGTAGAACCATTCGTGGTAAAACATCCTTTGCAACAGCGGTTGTAGAAAACGTAAAATTTTATATTATAGGTACAAAAGAAGTAGCTGAAATTACTGTTAATAATGAATCATTATTAGGAAATTTTTCAGTAGGAGAGATAATTGAAGGTACAGCTTCTGATACTGATGACACCTTTATTACAGCTACTATTACAGGAATACCCACAGCAAAAAATATTTTAACAGACGGCGCCATACATTCAGTATCAGAACCGGTGCAAGTTGTTGGTGGAGGCTCTGGTGCAATTGTACAAATCAAAACATTAGGTATCGGAGGAATCAAAGAATTAATTATAGACACACCAGGTGTTAATTATGTAATTGGCGATGACTTAGTATTTAATAATGCAAACACAAATGGTGGTGGAGCCGCTGCGTTTGTTTCTGTTGTAAACGGAGGTTTTACACTTGAAGATAGCACAAGCACAACTGAAGATCATATTGTAATGGAAGGATTTACGACACAAGGAGATACTTACGCAGGAAATAAATTTGTGCAAGAAACTGCAACAGGCGTTAAAGATGTTACTGATATTTTTTTATATTCAGAAGGATCAAATTATACTTCTTTGCCTACTGTATCTATACAATCAAACACAGGTTCAGGTGCAAATATAAAAACTTGGGGAGGAGATATAGGAAGAATTTTAGATGTTGAGTTAGTAGAACCTGGTATTGACCATCAATTAGCACCTACACCTCCTACTTTAAAATTTAGAAAAAATTTAATTGTAATTGGTGCTGTAGGAACTTTTGTAACAGGAGAAACAATTACTATAACAGGTGGAATTACAGCGACCGTTGTATCATATAATCCTAGTTTAGGATTATTAGTTATTAAAGATGATACAGCCACTATTGGTGTAGGAGCAGGAAATAAATTAGTAGTAGGTTCTACATCAGGAGCTTCAGGCACTTTATATAAAGCTACAAATGCAACAGGTACATTATCAGTAGGAGCTGTTGCAGATTTAGATGGAAGATTTTTAAATGAAGATGGATTTATTTCAGAATTTACAATGAAAATACAAGATAGTTTATTGTACCAAGATTTTTCTTACGTTATTAAGGTAGGCCGTTCAATATCTGATTGGAGAAATGACTTTAAAAAAACAATGCACACAGCAGGATTTTACTTAGCAAGTCAAGTAGAAATATCAAACAGATTAAATGCTAGAATAACAACACCTATAGCTGGCACAGTAACAGGCGTTATTGATACACCTTTATTCAGTATTGTTGATACTTTATTTACAACAATATTTGGAAGAAGATTGGGAACAAATAGTGATGGCACAACTTTAAGAGTTAATGCACAAGTAGGAGTAAATTCTGATTTAGATGCTTCGACAATAAGTCAATTTAGTAATACTACAAGAGATGTAACATTTAGTAGATTGCCTATTAATATTGATTACACGTCAAGGCCTAGGGGTATATTTAATAATGTAAATGTTACTCAAGGATTTGTTTATGCAGGCCCACGTTATGGAACAATTAATAGAGAAGTATTAAGAAGTTTTGTAAGACAATCAGGTACAAATTATAGTCTTGCAACGTTAACAGAAAATACAACTTTTGGTACAAGAACATCTTTAGATGGTGAAGATAATACATTAACATTTACTGCCACAGATTTAGGTAGATTAGTTAAAACAAAACTAACTATTCCATCTGAAATTACTGTTTTTGAGCCTAATAACGAATTTAGTAATACATTAATAAGATTTGACCAAACTATAGATGATACAGGTGCTAATATAACTTTTGATGATACAACACCTTAAAATGATTATAAATATAGAGAAAGATTAATCAATGGCCAAACAAACACTCAATATCGGTACAACACCTAATGACGGAACAGGCACAAACCTGCGTAATGGTGGTACAATTATTAATGATAACTTTACAGAATTATATAACGCATTAGGTAGTGCTGGCACAATTACTTTAACGGCCACACCTACAGAATTAAATTTGTTGTCAGGTGCAACAGCAATTGTAACAAACACAAACAGTGTTAGTTTAACAAACAAAAATTTAAATTCTGCAACAAATACTTTTCCTACTATTAGTATAAGAGATGATGCTTCTTCTGCTATTTCAATTTCATTAGGTGGAACTTTAAAACTTAAAAGTAATGATGGTATTACAACAACTGTCAGTCAAGGCGATACAATTACAATTGGTTTAGATAGTAATATTGTAACAGAAACTTCAACAGATACATTAACAAATAAAACTTTAACGTTACCTGTCATATCTACAATTTCAAATTCAGGTACAATAACTTTACCTACAGGCACAAGAACTCTAGTAGCACGTGATACAACAGATACATTAACAAATAAAAGTATTGCTGCTGGAACAAATACAATATCAGGCCTTACAAATACAAATTTAAGTGGTTCAGCAGGCATTACAAATGCAAACTTAGCAAATTCTTTTATAAGAATTACAGACGAAACTTCAACAGTTGGTACTGTTAATTTAGGAGATAGATTAGATTTTTTAACAGGTAATGGTATTGACACTGTTGTAGTAGGAAATACTGTTAGAATTTCTACAAGTGCCATACCAAATGCCTCATTATCAAATTCATCCGTTTCAATTGGTACAAGCACAATTACATTAGGTGCGGCTGCTACAACATCAATTGCAAATTTAAATTTAACAGGTACTTCTGCATTATCAGGCACAGGAACAATTGATATAACAGGTTCAGGAAATAAAATAAGATTTAATTTTACAAACACAGGTGCTTTTCCTAATGCAACAACATATCAAGGCCAGTTTGCAGTAGCAACAGGCACAGCAAAGGCCTACTTTGCAGACTCAGGTGCTTACAACGAAATTCTTACAGAAAACTCTAGTATAAAAGATTTATCAGATGTGGCCGCTACAAATCCTACGAACAACCAGATTTTAAAATTTAATAGTTCAACTGGTCGATACGAACCTGTTACATTATTATCTTATTCGTCAGGTTCATTTACAGGAGATGGTTCAACAGTTGCATTCACAATAAATAGTGGCAGAGCAGTTAATGACGTTTTGGTTTTTGTAAATGGATTATGTCTAAGACCAACAACAGATTACACAATTGCCTCAACAACCTTAACTTTTTTAGTGCCACCAAGTTTAGCTGCTACAATACAAATCAGATATTTACCAATTTAACTTATGATAAACTCGTATAAATAGTAAGAAAGAATAATAAAATATGCCAGCAATTATAACAAATAAATTCAGAATAAACAACGCTGAACAGTTTAGTGAGTCGTTTTCTGAAGCCTCACCAGAAGTATATTACCTAGGTATCGGCCGACCACAGGCCTTTGCAACACAAACAAGAGGTGATTTAAGAACAGAAAATCAAGGTACAGACTCGGCT